GGTGGATGCGGACGATCTCATCGTCAATAACGCGGCCACGACGTTAGAGGACGCAAAGCGCGTCACGCATCGCGTCTTCATGCGGTCGTCGACGGTTAAACGCTTGCAGATCCTTGGCGTCTACCGCGACATCGATCTCTCGACGCCGCGCATGGAGCAGCATGACGCTGTCCAGCGCGAGAAGGCTGATCAGCAAGGCGTATCTATCGAGGCCCGCAATCCTGACGATCGCGATCGCGAGATCTACGAAGTCTATTGCGAACTCGATGTCCCTGGCCTGGAGCACAAATACAAAGGCAAAATCACGGGGCTAGAAATCCCGTATCGTGTTACAATCGACGTTTCTTCGAGAGAGGTTCTCTCGATCGTGAGAAACTACGATGAGCCAACCGGAGACGAAGGCAACGAGCTGCCTGAAGCGCGGAACAATTTTGTCAAATATACTTTTGTGCCCGGTATGGGTTTTTACGATATTGGTTTACTTCATATTCTGGGTAATACCACAAACGCGGTTACTGCCGCGTGGCGCGAGATGCTGGATGCTGGCATGTATGCCAACTTCCCAGGGTTCCTCATGGCGGATACGGGTGCCCGTCAGAACACGAACCTATTCCGCGTTCCTCCGGGAGGCGGAGCATTGGTCAAGACAGGTGGCATGCCCATCAACCAAGCCATCATGCCATTGCCATACAAAGAGCCAGGACAGGCGCTCTTCAATCTAACGCAAAACATTGTCGAAGCCGGTCAGCGCGTTGGCGGAACGAGCGAATTGAATGTTGGCGAGGGACGCCAGGACGCGCCGGTCGGAACGACGTTGGCGCTGATTGACCAGGCAACAAAGGTCATGAACGCCGTTCACAAGCGCATGCATGCTTCGCAAGCTGATGAGTTTCAGTTGCTAGTGCGTTGCTTCCGCGAGCACCCAGATAGCTTCTGGAAAAAACTAAAAGGCCCATCTCTGCAATGGAACGAGCAGATCTTTAACCAGGCAGTTAATGATTATGAGCTTGTGCCACAGGCAGATCCAAACACCGCAAGCCATACGCAGCGCGTGATGAAGATCATGGCGTTGAAGCAATTGCAGCAGGCAAACCCTGGCATGTTTGATGCGGTCGCAATTGACAAAGCTGCGTTGCGTGCAATGGGCTGGAGTAATCCAGAGCAGTTTATTGCGGCTCCAGCTCCGCCAGTTCCGCCACCAGAAGCGCAAGCCAAGATGGCGGAGTTGCAAATCAAGAAGCAGGACGCTGATACGAAGCAGATGTTGGCGCAGGCAAAGATCGCTGAAACGCAAGCCAAGATCCAGTCTGAAGGATCGCCCGAAGGCACGCCGATTGATCAAAATAAGCTGATTGATTTGCAGATCAAGAAGGCGGAGATGCAGCAGCAAGAAGCTGATCTTCAAATGAAGAAAATGGATATTACAAGCAGATTGCAAATCGAGCGCATGAACGAAAAAGACAATGAGCTTGATAACTGGAACCGGCGCAAGGATCGCGAAAGCAGCGAGCGCATTGCTGCCGTTAAGCTTGCGCAAGATGTATTGAAAACGCCAGGTGGCTTTAAAGAAATGACCAAGGTCATCGACCCTGAGACATTGAGAACGCTGAAGAGCAAAGAAGATCCACCGCCGGGTGAGGTAATGTAATGGCAAAGCGACCGCGCAAAGCAAAGCTCCTCGCAGACCAATATCCCACACACTACTTGCCCAATGTTGGGCGACAAGTAATGGCTGATGGCGGAGTTCCTGAAGACACGCAGCGCGCGCATGATTTTGTCCAAGAGCAATTATACGGTGATACTTACAGGCCATCGCCAGTTGTTGAGAAGTATGCTGCGCCTACTGCCGCGCAAGCATTAGAGGTAAATCGCGATCGACCCGCGTCTTCTGCGTCAGAGTTTATTCGTCATCAATTGAACAAAGACGAACCGCAGCTTCCGCAATACGATCGAGAGAACGTGCGCGCGTGGCAAGAGGGCGCTAAGGAGCTTGGCCATCTCGCCGCTTATAGCATTCCGTATGCTGGCCAGGGTCTGATGGCGTATGATCTTGCTAATGCCGCAAGAGGCCTTGCATCAAAAGACCGTGGCGCAGAGGATGTCGTTAATGCGGCACTGGCATTGCCTGGCATGGGCCGCGCGGCAAAAGCTGCGGCAGTTGCTGGCGCTGCGCTTTTACCAGAAGAAGCACAAGCAGGCGTTGTTGATCGAGCGTTGAAAGCAATACGCGCGTATCATGGAAGCCCGCACAAGTTCGATCGGTTTGATATTAGTAAAATAGGAACGGGCGAAGGCGCTCAAGCATATGGGCACGGGTTGTATTTTGCTGAGAACCCAGAAGTTGCTCACGCTTACAGAGAAGCTTTATCGCCGTATGGTCGCGGTGATCGTCCAGAGGATATTGCAGCAAGAGTATTGCACGCGACAAGAGGCGATAGAGATGCTGCTCTTGCTGAGCTGCGCAATAGGGCGAATACATCACTGCAATCTGGCGGATCTTACGAAGGCGCGCAAAGACTTATGGAAGCGCGCAATATCGTAAATACAAATCCTGAAGTTGCTGGTCATATGTATGAAGTCAATCTTCATGCAAATCCAGAACATCTTATTGATTGGGACAAGCCAGTTACCAATCAACCGCATATTATTCGCGGCCTCAATCAATATGTTGATGAGATGGGCGGCGAACAGAAGCTTATGGATTTTTCAAAGCAGCTGGAGGCTCAAAGAAGAGCAGAAGAAACAGACTTCGCTCGCGCTTGGGAAAGCGACGAGCCGACCGATTTATCGGATATGATGTCTTATTTTAATAAGAATAAATATACATCAAAAGAAGCATTGTCGGATTTATTAAGCGACATGCGTGAGGGTGAAATACCAAGTGGCGAGACTTTTTATCAATCTCTTGCTCCTCATCAATTTAATTATGAAGGCGCGACTGAAACTGCAAAAAGGTTGGGTATCCCTGGCATTAAATATTTAGATCGTATGTCACGCGGGGCAGGCAGCGGCTCACGCAACTATGTCATGTTCGACCCTAACCTTGTCGACATCACGCGCCGCTACTCAAAAGGCGGCGACGTAGAAGGCTACGACAAAGGTGGCGCAATTGCCAAGTTTCTTGGCAAGCTGATGGCACCAGGATCAGGATACGCGCCACGCAAAGGCTTTCCTGAGCTTGTTAACTTGCCCGGCATTGGCAAAGTAGAAAGCCGACCAATACCTGAGATCGAAAGCATTGCGCGCCGCTTTGCAGGAGAAGCGCATGGTGCAGACGTTACGCCATTAAACCCTGAGTTCTCAAAACGCGTTGCGCAAGAATACGACGTCATGCGGCATGATCCGCAAGATCCAATTGTTAAGCGCGCGTTCCAGGCTCTTGCTGATGAGACGATGCAGCAATACAGAGCCGCTAAAGATCTGGGGCTCGACATTAAATTCCTGAAGCCAGGCCAGGCTGATCCGTATGCGGCAAGCCCAGCTCTTGGTTATGAGGACCTCGTTAATAGAGGCCGCCTGTTCGTTTATCCAACTGAAGCTGGCTTTGGCAGCACCGGTGGCATTAACGCATCCAACGTGCTTCTAAAAGGCGCTGGACGCATAGGCGACAAGGAAGACGCCGTTGTTAACGACGCCTTCCGCGTGATCCACGATCTTTATGGGCATTTTGGTCCAGGCAATCCGTTCTTCCGCGCGCCTGGTGAAGAGCGCGCATTCCAATTGCACAAGCGCATGTTCTCGCCAGAAGCTCGTCCAGCGTTAACGTCAGAGACGCGCGGGCAAAATAGCTGGGTGAACTTTGGCGATATGGCAGAGCGCAATCGCGCAGCAAAAGGCGCTGATACATATTATGCCGATCAAAAGACGGGCGTGATGCCTGACTGGACGATGGCAGAGCCGCCAGCTGAAGGCGTTAATGTTGATGAATATATCCGCAGTAGACGCGCAGAAGGCGGAGAAGTAGTCAAAAAAGCATTGCACTTGTTAGAAAATCCAAACTTTAAAAAATGGTTTTCCGGCAGCAAAGCAGTTGATGAAGCGGGCGATCCTCGCAGGCTCTATCACGGGACAGTAGTCTGGGATCGTGGAGACAGAAGTCTTGGTGACTTTAATGAGTTCGACCGCATGGCGTCGGTCACTCAAGTTAAAAGACCTCAATGGGTAGATACAATTGGCTCATGGTTCTCAGACAATCCTGGCGAACGAGGAGCGGGGCTTTATTCGTCTGACGAAGGCGCAATTTATCCTGTTTATCTTAATATACAAAAACCAATGTCGGCCACTTTTGACGATCTGTTAGGCAAGGCTAAAGAAATAGGACCAACAGTAGTTGATGCTTTCCAGTCAACGCCTAGAAAAAAATATTATAAACCTGCTCCAGAAGCCTATGAGAAATTGCATCATTGGATAAAAGATCAAGGATACGACAGCGTTATTATTCCAAAAGG